AAAAATGGTAACTGTGGTTCTTCATTTGCTATATCGAATATAGACTTGTTGATGGCATCCTTAACAAACTGTTGAAGTCCTACAGCGTTTGCAAAGTTTGCAGAAGTTAATGGTATTTCATTAAGTTCTCTAAGTACTTCGTTTGTTAAATCTAAATATGTTGTTGCCATTACTTACCTTTAGCTTTTAGTTTTGCTTTTTTACTTAAATCTTTAAAGTGATAAAGTCTTTCACTTGTTTTTGTATGAGTTTTATTAGAATGTAATTGTCCATTAGGCATTTTATGAGTGTTGCCTTTAAACTCAGTACCGTCTTTTTTATAATGTTTTACACCTTTCATACTTATTTTTAAAAAGTGGAGGAGCCCGAAAGCTCCCCCAAGTTTGACTAATTAGTCAATAGTGTAGAATCCACCTACGATAGCTTCAGGTCTTAAAACCTTAGAACCATGTACGTGTAATCCACGAACTATATCACCAAATGATGATGGGTCTCTAATCACTTCAGTAGAAGTAATAGTTTGTGCAGTAGCACAAGCTGACATGTGACCAGCCAAACATTTACCAGTAGCATTAGATACTGCTGGGATGTTGTTAGACTTGTACATGCTAAAGCCTCTAAGTTTACCACTTGATACTAGACCATTTCTGATAGAACCTTGTCCACCATTATAGTCAACAGATAGTAGTTTAGAACCTGACTGAGATAGTTGCTCGTAGAAATCAGGACTTGCAACAAACCAACGACCTTCTTCAGGTACGTTTTGCTCGTCTAATAGTCTTGCCATTCTAGCCATAACATCTAATGGGTCAGTTTCAGATTCAACACCTAAGTCAATTGAACCAGCACCGTCATAGATACCAGCAGCTAGTTTAGTAGCTGAGTCTGCACCTAAAGTGTGGTCTGGACCAGATGTTGGTACTCCTGCAAACATAACAGTAAGAACTGCTTGGTCGAATGCATCTTTTAATGCATACGCAGCAGAACTAGAAGCTACTTCTTTAAAGTTAACATGCGACATTTTAGTCTCAATATCATCTACGATGAATTTGAAAGCTTTTGCAGTGTCAACAATAAGAGTATCCTCTTGGTCTGTTAGTACTGTTGCAGTAGTATCTTGTCCTCTCAAGTAATCGCTTACTGAGATAACAGGTTCTTTAATAATTTTAACAGAGTCTCCGTATGCAGAGATTTCTCCTGCATAGTCAGTGTTAGTGATTGCTTCTACAACCGATGCTTTTCTAAAAAAGTTTAAAACCTTTTTAGAATAAATCGAAGGTAGGAAGAAACCGTTAGTCTGACCGGCAACACTTCTGTCAAAATTTGATAATCCGGGTGATGACCCTTCTTCAAAATATTGTGCCATTGTATTTTCCTTTTAGTTTAATGGTTAATTATTATTTTACAATTCTGCCTTCTTGCATGGCTTGACTTATCTCAGCTTCATGCTTGTCAAATTCAGCCATAGACATACTTGCAATTTCCTTTTCAGTCCAAATTTTCTCTTGCTTTGGTTCAACAGCAGTTGTTTTCGTTGAAACCATATCAGCAGCAGATTGTTTAGACTGCTTAGAATTTGACTTCTTTGGTGCATTGTCTATACCAATATCACGTTTAAATAAATCTAAAGCTCTTGAAGCTAGGTCAGCATCGTCAGCGTTGTTATATATCCAATCTTGGATAGCACTTGGCTGTTCCTTTGCCCACCCATGAAAGTCATCGCTGTTTTTAATATCTTCAAAATCAGGATGTTTTTCCATCAGTCGCTTTTCAGCATCTTGACGAACTAAATGTCGTTCACGTTCTTGTAAAGATTCTAAACGTTCTTCAAGAACTTTAGCTTTTTCTTCACTTTGCATATGAGCAACAGTTTCTACAACTTCGTAAACATCAGGATATTCAGTTTTAAATCTTTCTAAATCTTCTGGAGATTTTGGAGCTTTGTAGCTTTGTCTATTTTTAGTAGCCTCTTCTAGTAACTCTTGTTCTCTCGATTTAAACTCATTTAATTTAGAGTCATAATGTTTTTTCAAGTCATCGTAGCGTTTCTTATAGTCTGGTCGCTTATAAGGTTCATCCTTAGTTGCTTCCTGTACTACAGGTTCTTCTACATTTTTTGTAGTTTTCTTTTTGGGTTCTTCAAAGTAAACACCATTAGAATCTACAAAATCCTTTTCATCGTCAGTATGCCAAGATTTATTCATGTTGTAAGGATTGGCAGTTTCCTCATGTACTTCAGTAGTCATATTCTTCTCCTACGGGGGCTTCGAGTAACAAGGTAGCTCTATGTCGACTAGAGGGCTTGTTTGTTAAAGGTAGCCTTTCGGTTTATAAAATAGTAGGGTGCTTATGACGTAAGGTAGCCCTACCGTTAAGTTTGTTTAGCTTAAGTTTCTGCTCCCTCTGAGCATAGACTTTTTGACTTCTTCGTCTACTAAGTCGTTGACCTCTTGCTGTGAAGCTTGAGCACCTACGGTTGTCTTAGTAACACGAATGTCTTGTTGATTAGCAGATTTTTCAACCGGCATTACAACAGTCTCTTCTTCTTCAGGTTCTCCACCTTCAGCTAAACCTTGTCTTTCATCTGCTTTCATTTCTGCATCTTTCATCATTGCCATTAAGTTGTCGGCTCCGATTTCTTCTACAGCTTTAGCAGTAAAGACAAATTCTCCATCAGATAACCTTGCAGGTATACTGTCAGAGACTCCTGAACCCGGTCCTTCAACAGGACCAGACCCAGCAAATTCTTGTGCAACGTCTATGACTTTATCAAATAACATAGCCATTTGCTCATCTTGTTCTAGTTTTGACATTAGCATTTCTTCTTCTTCATCTGTTAATGCTTCGTCAAGTATAAAATCTAAATATTTATTTTCCATGTCTTCGTCTGAATCCATGTTTGTATCACCGCCTTCCATATACATTTGACGGTCATCTTCTAATAATCCACCAGAATAAAAATCTCCTCTTTTTGTTAAGTTATCTAAAGCTTCATCAATTTCTTCGTCTGTTAAAGGTTTATTAAATATTACATCTTTTTTACGAGTTTCAGCTTTAGTAGCTAAATCTTTAGCTAAACTAGGTTTTTCTTTTGTTTTAGAAGCATATGCTCTAGTAAATTCTTGAACATCTTTTTCTGGATATCCTGCTGATTTAAGCATTTGATTTGCTTCAGCAATAGTAATATCTCCTTGGTCTATCATATTAGCAGCGTTTTGATAATTAAAATATTCTGTATTATCAGGAGCTGAGTCGTCTATTCTTTTTGCCATTCTTTTGTCATGTTTTAACATTAACTTAGAAATAACTTTTGAAACACCACCAGCTATACCATACTTCATTCTATCATCTTCTAACAAACCACCAGAGTTCATAGCTTTTACAGTTGTTTCTTTTCTTGCTTTTGCAGCTTCCATTAATAAATTATCCATGTCCATTCCATACTCTGAAGCTATTTCTTGTGTAATTTTTTTATTACCTGCAATAATAGCATTAATTTTTTCTTGAGGAATATCAAGGTGCTCTAAAAATCCTTGTTCCTTTTTTTCTGGGTTTAACATTATATTTCCTCTTTTCTATTTACTGCTTCTTTAACCTGCTCCGGCAACTGCTCTAGGCGTACCAGAGAATTCACTTTCCCCTGCAGCCGGAACATTTCCGATTCCGATGTTGCCACCGCCAGTGCCTGTAGGTCCAAGGTCTTGAGGTTGTGCAGGTGTTCCTGTAAGGCTTCCCATATTATTTGGTTGCCCGTCAACGCCTTGAGTTTCAGAGCCAGTTGCTTGTCCAGCATTTTGCATTCCTATTATTTGTGCCATAATAGCTGCTTCTTCAGGGTCATTGAGTATTTCATCAGGGTCTAAATCTAAGCTATAGGCAAGTTCACTAACGAGTTTAGAAATTTTAACAAACGGTGCAATAGCTGGGCTTTGTGCAGTTTGTAAGAACATAGTCAATCTTTGACTACGTACTTCTTTTTGCATCAAGCTATTTGTACCTGTAGCTTTAACTTCTAAATCACCTTTGACATCTAGTGAGCCTTCAAAGAACTGCATGTTCCATTGGAAGAAAGCTTCTCCTAGTGGTCTTAATAAAAAGTCGTCAAGGTTTTTAACGACTGTTTTAATATTTAAACTTGATGCACCTAACAACATGGACATACCTGAAGCAGTCCTTGTCATACTTTGTACACCTGTTTGTCCGTGTGAATAACTAGGTATGCCAGTTTGTTCGTCTGCAAGTTGTCTAAACTTGTCAAACATCATCATGTTTTCTGGTGCTGTGTTAGGAAACTTCAAGCCATGTATAGCTTGTCCGGGCATACCAGCTTGTCTTCTGAATATCTTACCCGGATATATTTCCATAGATTGTCCACCAACTAAAGCAGACTCATCCACATCAAACACCAAAGACCCAGCCATTGCTAGGTTGTCTACAGCCATACGTGCATGACCGTTCATAATCTGTTGAGAATCATCCATGTTCTCAGCTACACCAATTCCAAAGAAGTTGTATGGGTTTC